GAAAGTGTATCCAGGACAAGTGCAAGTTTTTGCTTCGGGGTCAATTGTGTAAGTTGAGCCGTTGCTGCCTTTAACCTCAATCATCGAAGCATCTTTAACAACTTTGAATGGATTAGGCTTAACTGTTTCAAATTTGCGACCACGCTTGTCGAAATTCTTAATTGGATTCTTGAAGTAAAACGGAGTAGTGTCGCCGACCTTAATGTAAGCAACTAGGTTTGTGCCATCTAGCAAATACGTGTGATTGGATGTAATACCTTTACCCCAAACAGTAGTTTCGCGCAGTGCTTCCATATCAACTCCGTTTATTGTTTATGTGTATATTATACTGCGGATTGAATTATCTGTCAAATTAAGCCAGGATGTATGGCTTGTCCCACTGGCCAACGTTCACATCAACATACCAGCCTACATCAAAGTAGTCAGTTTGAATGTCGCTATTATCGTGATTGCCGCCATTCAGTACTGCAAAAACTTCTTGCAAAAACTTGAGCGCCTTACCGTCGAAGTGTTCTTGATACCAGTACGGGTTCACATCAATGGACTTTTCTACTTTGCGCCATTCGCCGCCGTGTGCACGAGCTTCGGCTACTTTGTTTGTATTACCGATGAAGTCAATTGCACCTTGCTTAATATTCAAGCAAACAGTAGAGTGATGACGCACTGCAAGGGATGCCTTTACATTGTACTTCTTGCAAATAGCTTTAATGCTAGGGGCCATTGCAGCTTTACGTTCTTGGTTAAAGTATGCCATTTTGTAGTCCTATTGTTTGTTGCTATGTGTATATTATACAACCAAAATCATTTACCGTCAACCAATTTGCTGCTTTCACCATCAAAAAACAAGCCTTTGATCATTGTTTTTTGACGCATTTCGCGCCCTGTCTTGTACTCTCCGCAGTGGCTTTGAGCTTTAGCAGTATGAACAGTGGTTGCGCAGTAACTATAACTAGCTACATAAGGCTCGCCGACAGGAGTAATTGTTCCAAATGCTTCGTTAATCATCAAAAGCATTAAGAATCCGGTTACAAAAGTAGTAACTAATGTTACAGTCCAAATAATGATTTTGACTTTAGTTTCTACACGCATACCAACTCCTTGCTGTCTATGTATGTATTATACTGTATTTTGAATTATTGAGCAAATCCCAGGGCTAAATATCATATATGATAACTGATTTAGTAGACTTAAAGAATAGAATTAATGCCAATCCGATGGCCTGCACGTGGCAATGGTGCATAGATTGGATGAACCAAGCGATATCAACTTTACCGCCAGGTTCGGTTGTTGTAGAATTTGGCACATTTGTCGGTGGCACTACCAGACAAATTGCGTTAGCGAATCCAGGAGCAACGGTACACACAATAGACTTAAATCAATTCGGCGCAGATCATCAACGAATGATAGATAACTTTAAAGAATTTTATAATTGTCCAGATCTGGATGCCGGTGATTTATTAATTATGCAGCAATTACATTTAGCAGACTTGTCAAATGTAATCCAGTATACTGGCGATAGTAAATCGTTATCAGTTACTAATATTGATATAGCATACATTGATGCCAGCCATACATATGAAGATGTATTAGCTGACCTGGAGCACGTGTATGCCAATCTAAAAACAGGTGGACATATATACGGTGACGATGTCGACAGCATATGGGTATATTATGCAGTGTATGATTTCGCTAAAAAATATGATTTGGAAATATCAGTGTACAGTAAATTTTTCAAACTAACCAAAATAGCCGATTCTGAGAAAATAGATAAAAAGTGCGGACGGCAAGAATTCGAATCAATTGCTCCTCGCCCAGCCAGATAAAGTTGACACCAAATGCAACTTCTGCTATACTTGCAGAGTAAATAACAACTTTAAGAGTACACATTATGTCAGACACCCTAGTATTAAATGGAGACTTCCAGCCATTATGCTTATTTCCATTAAGCACAGTGGATTGGCAAACTGCGATCAAAGCAATCTTTTCTGAAAAAGTAACGATTGTTAAGAATTATGACGATTGGTCGGTGCACAGCCAACGATTGACTATTCCGGTACCGAGCATTATCGCCTTGCGTGATTATGTGGATGCTACTCGAAGCGTAAACTTTAACCGCAGAAGCGTCTACATTCGTGACAACTATACTTGCCAGTACTGCAACAAGCGTTTTCACTTTGAAGACCTGACGTTTGACCACGTTATTCCTCGATGTGATGGCGGTGCAACTACTTGGGAAAACGTTGTTACGGCTTGCAAGACTTGTAACTTCTTAAAAGGTTCTGACCTAATGGATCCGCTTACTAAGCCTAAGCGTCCAACATATTGGGAAATGAGCAAGAAGGCTAAGGATATCACTATCCAAATCAAGGACCCTGCTTGGCAGGATTACTTACGCTGGCCAGAGGACAAAGTTATATTGCCCAAGCAGGCAGTAGCGTAAAAAAAGCCCCAATGGGGCTTTTTTGTTATCTGCGCATTCTTGCAATATCTTCTACATCCTCGGTACGGAACACAGGTACCGCATTTGATTTGTGTAGCTGTCCAATTCCAATCATTTTATCGCCTGTATACACATTGGCTGGCTTCATTGTAGCAACACCTGCTCCGCTATTCAAACTCTTGAGGTGAGCAGTGCTGCGCCCTTCGGGAACTTTCAAACTGTATGACGCACTCAGGGGTTCTGCGGCCAGTGCCCGCTTCTGCTTGCGGTTGTCTTCTTCTACGCCCCATTTCTTTTGGAGTGCCTTCCAATCTGCATCTGCCTGTTCGAATTTGCGCTTATGTTCTGCGCTTGCAAACTTTTGTTTACCTTTCTTTTTTCCAGTAGTTGTCAGATATGGTTTTTCTAAATGCATTGACATAGGATTTCCTGTGAAGTAATCTTGCATTATACTATATTTTGACTTTATCGTCAATCGTTAAGTACGCAGATAATTTTCCAGGTAAATATTCATATGGCAACTACACTAACTTATACAGGGTTTTCTACCACATCTCCGTCAAACACATTGTACGATATTGAGATTGCGAAAGCAGATTTGATGAATCATTTTATGACTCGCAAAGGCGAGCGAGTAATGGCACCAACTTTTGGCAGCATTATTTGGGATTTCTTATTTGACCCAATGACCCCGGAGTTATTAGCACTCATTCAGGATGATGCAATAACTATTATTCGTAGTGACCCAAGATTCGATGTACAGACAGTAAACATAACCGAAATAGAACACGGTCTTTTACTGACAGTAGACGTATACTACTATCCGATGGACTCAGTAGATACCTTATCAATAACATTTGATAAAAACGCACAAGAGGCAAGATAATGACGCAGGCAGCAAGACAAGATAATTTATTTTCCGCAGAGAACTGGCAAGCGGTATACCAGAGTTTTAGAAACGCTGACTTCAAGGCGTACGACTTTGACACATTGCGCTCCGCAATGGTTGATTACATTCGTTTATCTTATCCGGAAGATTTTAACGATTGGGTACAGAGTAGCGAGTTTGTTGCACTGATTGACCTTATTGCGTTCTTGGGACAGAACTTGGCATTTCGAATCGACTTAAACAGTCGTGAGAACTTCATTGACACTGCGGAACGTAAGGATAGCGTGCTACGTTTAGCACAATTCCTTAGCTACAACCCAAAGCGAAATATTGCAGCAAGTGGCTTACTAAAAATCAAAGCAATTAAAACCACTGAATCGGTTTACGATACTATGGGACAAGACCTTAGCAACAAGCTAGTCCAATGGGTAAATGTAAACGACCCAGACAACTACGAAAAGTTCGTTACAATTCTAAACAGTGCATTGAACGTGGACCACAAGTTTGGCAACCCGGTTAAAGCAGGCACAATCGACGGCGTTACTACGCAACAGTATACCTTAGCATCTGTGACAGGTAACAATGTAACCGTGGGATATAGTGCAAACGTTAGCGGTACTGACGAGAACTTTGAAATTACTAATAGTGACTTCATCGACTTGAAATATTTCAAAGAGGCAGTGCCTGATCCATATAGCACATTCAATGTGTTATACAGAAACGACAATGCAGGTAATACCAGTACCAATACTGGTTTCTTCGTATTGTTCAAGCAAGGATCACTTACTAAGAGCGACTTTCAGATTAATGATTACGTGGAAAATCGTGTCATTGACTTAGACATTCCGGGCATTAACGAAGCTGACGTCCACGTTCAGAGCGTCAACGGTG